TACCAGTAAAAGTAGTTTTTTCATCATAAACACTCCTTGAAAAATTTTATTTGTCTGGAATAATCCAGATGACAACAAAAAATATATAACTTACTTATTGTCAGTCTTCTGCTGGCGGTCTATATTATCCTTAATACTCATTATAATATTTTCATATATAGAATTTTACTTTGTGTAAAATAATCAGGATCAACAGAACAAGCCTGTTCAATAAAATGAGTATCTAAACCAAATGTATCTAAAAGTAATTGCTTGGTGTATATTTTTTTATCTACCAGAAGTTCTATTGCTTGCTTTATTAGGACAGGGCGTTCTGGACTATAGTAATCATCAAATGGTTCTACTTTACGCCATCTTTTAGAACTAATTTGTTTTTGCAATGACACTTCTCTTTCTGGTGAGATTAGTGTAAGTTGGGAACATCTTTTTATCATACCTGTAATAGATAGTTTGGTTTGAGGTTTTAAGCGAGCTAATTCCTGCAGAGTAGCAGAGTTAATGTATTTTTTTACAGTTACATCAGGAAGTAAAAAGGCACCAGCGAAGTTTTTAGCATCTTGCTCTATACGCTTTAAATCCTTGGATATATCGTCTAATGCACCATGAAAAAATAAGTGACACAGCTCATGAGCCATACTCATACGCAGACGGAAAAAATTATTTTCACTATTAAGGACCATATATGGTCTGCCTCCAAACCAGAAAGAAAAACCATCAATCTGCTCAGGAAGATCGATAACCATAATTATTATTCCGCGTTTTTCAAGTTCATACATAAGGTCTTGTATTGGTTCATATCCCAAATTCCAAGATCTACGAATAACTTTCGCCATAACTTCATAATCAAAATTATCTTCATCGATGTTTGTAGAAGTTTTTATTTTATTAAATAAAGGGTCTACTGGAGGGAATTTGATTTTACTGCCTATAAGTCCGACGATATCATTAACAAATAGTTTCGCTTGCGTGAATGCTTTGTCACGCTTTAATTTAGTGGCAGAGGAGAAGCTTCTGAAATATACGTCTCCATCAGGTTTTGAAGTAATTTCTGGCTTATAATAAAAACTTATAGGCAATCCATATATTATTGACAGTTGCCTGAAGTTTTCTGCATTAGGTGTAGCTTTTTCATGTTCATATAAGGAAAGTGCCTGAGCACTAACACCTATTTGAGCTGCAACTTCTTTAGCAGTTTTATTGGCCAGTATTCTGGCATCACGAAGTCTGGAACCTGTGATGTGGTTATGCTTGTTGAGTACCATAAATATCAGCTCCTGTTTCAAGTTCGTCAATAAGCTCAACAAGAAGTTCTTTTTTGTTTTCCTCTTGATTATTAACCGTTGCATTACGTTTCATATCCAATGGTTTAACATAAAGCCAGGATTCTTCACCGGGAATACCAATGCTTAAAAACATTGTACCATTTTTGTTTTCTCCATAAGCGATAAGAAACGTATCAATAGGCGGCATTTGTTCAGTAAAGAGATTGATTTCTACATCTGGTCTATATTTTACTGATTTTGGTTTGGTTAATGGTGATCTAGCCTTTGCACAATAAATCGTAGCAGTGCCAGACTTCATTTCAATGTGGCTACAATTTTTGGCAGAGTTCAATTCGATAGAGTAGGACCATGGCAATAAGCCTTTATCGCAGTATTTCTTAGCTACTATTCCTATTGCAATACGTAAAATATGGGCGCGAAGGTCTTTGGAAAGCGTTGTTACTTTAAGCAGATAGACAGTATCATATGCTTCGTTGCATAAATCTTGAGCCTCAAAAATCAATGAGGGCAGAACGGATTGTACATCAGATGTAAATACAGAAAGATAAGCTGTTTGTAATTTTTGTTCAATAATGTTTGTTTGCAATTTTTATCCCTCCAATAACGAAAGTATCTATATCAATTATTATATACTTTTATTGGAAAAAATCAAGCAAAATGGGATAATAAAGAAATAATAGCAAAAATGGTTCTGCCGTCAGCCTTCCGCTGGCGGTATTTTTTTATTTTTTAGGTTTATCGAGCTGCTTAATACTTTCGCTTGGCGTAGGCAATTTTTCTGGCATTGTGCCGCCGAGTTCTTCAATAGTTTTGCGAACGGTACGACCGACTTCGTAATGCACTTTGTTGGCAGCTTCTTTGCTACTGATATTCTCACGGCGCAGTTTGTCTTCTGCCTGCGTGATGCGGAACAGGTTCGCACCGAGTTCCACACTGCCCATGTGGTCTAAAATCTCTTGATTAGGTTTAAGCTTCTTGCGACGTTTTATATCGCCAGCGGTTTCACCGCCATAAAGTCCCATGTAACCGCTATTTTGGAATTTGGCGAAGTCAAGGTTCGTTTTTACGCCTGCGGCAAAGGCTGCATCAGCGAGAGCAACGTTATGCTGTTTGATATTATTTCGTGCTTCAATGCGAGCGTCTATTTCCTTGTTGAAAGCTTCTGCTGCTTCAAGGTCGTGTATATGGTCCGCGCCGAGTTGTGCGAGCCACTGCTTGAATGGTTCGGCTTTAGGTGAGGGGATAGATTGGATAATACGCAGAATACCTTCTGTATTTGCGGTGTCAGTGAGACGCATTTTCCCGTCTTCTGCAAGCAATTTCAACCTGTGACAATTTGTCACGGTTTCATTACCTTCGGCTTTCATTCTTTGCTTTAGTTTGCGCCAATAAGCTGATTTATCTGCACTGTCGGTCAATGCACCGACAACATCGACAACAGAAAAGAACCATTCTCCGGCTTCATCGTTCCAAATGGAGCGAATTTGCGCACTCTGAAACAATTTTACATCTTTCATATCTTCATTCCTCGCTTTCATAAATTTATAACTAAGTTCTTCTCCGCCGTCAGCCTTGCGCTGGCGGTATTTTTTTATGCCTAACGTCTTTGGTAAAAAGGGCCGATTTTCCAAAAGACACCTAACGTCTTTGGTAAAAATGGCTGTTTTTACCAAGTTCCTTTTTACTTCTTCAGCACTTCCAGCCCCATCGGCACTCCTACCATGTCAGCAAGACGGTGGATGGATGTTTCCGGGTACTGCTGCAGCAGATCATCCGGCAGGAGCAGTTCCACGGCGAAGGTGTTGGCCTGCCGTTCTATTTTCTCTATGCTGAAAAGGGTATGGGCTTTGAGGAATGGCGTCGACACGCCTTTATGTAAAACACTGTGACCAAGCTCATGGGCGCAGGTGTATGATTGCAATTCTTCGGATATGTTCTGGTTAATGATGATAAACTTGGAACGCTTATATGTAGTGTAGTAGCCCCATGTGCTGCCAAGCTCTGCGTACATGACGATGATGTTCAGCAGCTGCGCCAGCTCATAGGGGTTATTTGTTTTGTGCTTATGTGTAAGCTGCTTCACAGCAGCCTTGATATCCATGATATTATTCCTCTTCGTGGCGATATTTTTTAGGAGTGTATTTTTCTTTGGCGATTTTCTTTGCCAGTCGCATGGTAGCCTGCAGGCTTGCTTTCAGGAGTTCTCTGTCTTCATCATCTTCAACGGTACCGCCCATGGCAGCCATAGAGTTTTTGCTGTCGAGGTCGGCAAGCATTTTTTCGAGGTCGGCGGCGATTTGGCGTTCATCGCGGGGGGTGAGGGGAACGGAGGGAGCTTCGGTTACAGTATTGTCCCAGCCCATTAAATAGCTAGGAGTGGTATGCAGAGCTTTAGCTAAAATTTCAATTTGATTGATAGGTACCTTTTTAATGTAACCAGTTTCATAACGTTGCAATGTTGATTTGCTTATGCCAGTAGCATCGGATAAATCTTGATAAGACATTTCTAATTTTAGACGTCTTTCCTTTATTCTTTCGATTAAATCAGTTAATTCTTTTTCACTCATTGTATTCAACTCCTTTAGTAGAATAATACCATAAATGCAACGAAAGTACAAGAAAAAAGTAAAATTCGTTGCATTTTTGCTTGACTTGCATTGCAGAAGGGTGTATTATATAACCGTAGCAGAAATGCAACAAAAATCTTTAGGAGGTGAGTAAATTGGACTTGAATAAATTGAGAGGCGTTTTGGCAGAGAGAAGAATTACTCAGGTGAAATTGGCTAAAGCCCTGCATTTATCTGTGAAAAGCATGAATGCAAAGCTCAATGGCAAGGCGCCTATTACTGTTGAAGAAGCTAATATGATTGCAAAAATTGCTGATATTAGTAATCCTTCGGAAATTTTTTTTGCTGATAGCGTTGCATAAATGCTACAAATAGCAAGTGATTAGAGGAGGGATAACATGAATAACTTACAGATTTTCAATAGTCCTGATTTTGGACAGATCCGCACCATTCAGCAAAACGGAGAGCCTTGGTTTGTTGGTAAAGATGTAGCTAAGATTCTCGGATATGAGAGAGCTGACAATGCTATCCGTAATCATGTGGATGATGAAGATAAGCTGATGCACCAAATCAGTGCATCAGGTCAAAACCGTGAAATGTACATCATCAACGAAAGCGGTCTTTACTCTCTCATCCTCTCCAGCAAGATGCCCAAAGCAAAGGAGTTCAAGCGCTGGGTGACAAGCGAAGTCATTCCGGCAATCAGAAAGACCGGCGGGTACATCGCAGGCAGTGAGAACATGACGGACGCAGAGATTATGGCGAAGGCTGTGCTGGTAGCTCAAAGCACTATCCGGCAGCGTGACCAGCGCATTAAGGAGCTGGAAAGCGATGTGGCAGCGGCGAAACCGAAGGTACTCTTTGCGGATGCGGTGAGCGCGTCGGACAGCACGATTCTGATTGGCGACTTGGCCAAGATTCTGAAGCAGAACGGCCATCCGATTGGTCAGAAGCGCTTGTTCAACTGGATGCGTGAGCAAGGATACCTGATTAAGCGTGCCGGAGCAGATTACAACAGCCCGACGCAGAGAGCTATGGAAATGGGCTTGTTCAAGATTAAAGAAACGGCTATTTCCCACAGTGACGGCCATGTTAGCGTGAGCAAAACAACCAAGGTTACCGGCAAAGGCCAGCAGTACTTTATCAACAAGTTTTGCGGGGCGTGAGGATGAGGGGAGATAAAAATATGACGACCTGCCCGCATTGTGGGAAAGTCGTCAAAAAAGGAAACTTCTGCAGTAAATGTGGCAAGAAGCTGGCTAAGATATGTGACTGCTGGCTGATGAAGCGCCCATATCATTGCAACTTTCAGAAGTGCCCTGATATGTCAGCCTTTACTTTACTGCTTCTGCATATTCAGCAAGATCAAAAGCGTAGGAAATACGTTTTTCTTGCACCAATCCTTGAAGCAATCAACAGCAAGGCCTTGAAGACCGTCAAGAAACTTAGCGTAGACCAGCGCAGCATAACGAGACTGGGGAGTTTCAACAATGATGTCTGGTATAAAATCTACTAACTGTAAAATCACCTCCTTGCTGTAATCACATTATAACACGGAGGCTACCAAGAAAAGAGGGTTCAATCATGGCAAGAACGATTAAAAAAGCTGCCCCGAAAGAGCGTAAAGAAATTCCTCGCAGGATGCTTTATCCTACCGGCGAGGCTCAAATCCTGCTTTGCTGCTCTCCTGTCTTTCTGAAGGAAGAGATGGATGCAGGTCGTCTGAAGTATGTTATCCGGAATAGCAGACGCTATGTACCGGCGTTTGCTATTGATGAGTATTTGCACAATATGTGCTCCGGAGGTAGTGAGCAATGAAAAAAATCTTATTTGTGCTGTTGGCAGCTTGCTGCGTTTGGGCTGCATGGGATGCAACGCGTCCGGTTGATAATTATGTTGTCAAGACCGTTGCCGGAGAGGGCGATACGCTCTGGCATTTGGTGGGCTCTGTAATGGAGCACGAGGGCGACAGCAGAGATATTCGCGAGGTCATCTTTTATACAAAGAAAATCAGCAACTTGAAGGGTGACCTTCAGCCGGGGGACATCGTGCTGATTCCCATTGAGGTGCGCAGATGAACGAAAGAGATTATGACGGCCTGACAATGGACTATTTCCAAAATCAGCTGCTTGCAAAAGGCATCACCAAAGAAATGTTTAACATGGATCAGTTTGCCGGACTTACCACCCGGGAGCTGCAGAACATCGTAAACAACGTAAGTTTAAAGGAGGCATAGCATGAAACTGTTTGATATAGACGAAAGACTGGCGGCCTGCGTCAAGTTGGACGAAAGCCGTGTTGTAGATACCGAAAGCGGCGAAATCATCGACCTTGAAGCAATCGCAGCTCTGGAAATGGAGCGCGACAAGAAGATTGAGAACCTGGGCTGCTGGTATAAAAACCTGTTAGCGGAGGCAGAAGCATTGAAAGCGCAGAAGAACGCTTTTGCAGAACGTGAAAAGGCTAAGAAGGCCAAGGCGGAAAGCCTTAGAGGCTTTTTGAGCCGCTATCTGAACGGCAAAAAGTTTGAAAGTGCGAAGGTGGCCATGAGCTTCCGTAAAAGTGAAGCGGTAGAGTTTGACGCAAAGTGCATCGGCGATGTTCCGGAAGAATTCCTGAAATTCAAAGATCCGGAGCTGGACAAGGTTGCAGTCAAAAAGGCTATCAAGGCCGGTGAAACTGTACCGGGCTGCGAGCTGGTAGCGCGCCAGAACCTGCAGATTAAATAAGGCGGTACTGATCATGGGCATTTATGAAAAGCTGCTGACATTGCAGGCAAAATTGAAAGTACCTAAAGGGCAGTACAGCGACTTCGGCGGGTACTATTACCGCAGCTGTGAAGATATTACAGAAGCGGCAAAGCCTCTGCTGGTAGAAGTAAAAGCTGTGCTGCTGCTGACGGATGAAATCGTTGTCATTGGCAATCGTACATATGTGAAGGCTGTAGCTAAGTTGATTGATACTGAAAGTGATGGTGTTGTGGAAGCTGATGGTTATGCTCGCGAAGACGAATCACAAAAAGGTAAGGATGTAGCGCAGATTACAGGAAGTTGTAGCAGCTATGCACGTAAATATGCGCTTAATGGGCTGTTTGCGCTGGACGACGCAAAGGACGCGGACGCACTGCCACCGGTGCAGCAACCAGCAGAAAAGCCTGCTGGAAGTCAGGAGCCAGCTAACAACGCTAAGCGGCAGCCTACGGCAAAGCCAGCGGGAAAAGTCACTAGCTACCAGATGGGGCAGCTGCAAGCGTTGGCAAAGCAAAAGGGCGTTGCTGTTGATAGCGTCGTTGCAGGTTACAAGATTAATAACCTGCAAGACATGGATACAAAACAATGGGCGCAATGCATGAACAGCCTAAGAAAGCGGGCTGATGCATGAGAAAAAGTATATTGCAGGACAGAAAAGAATGCTTCTGCTGCGGTACTACGTTGAACCTGGAACGCCACCATGTAATCCATGGTACGGCGGGGCGCAAGATAGCAGACCGCTTAGGTCTTACTATCTGGCTGTGCGCTGAGCATCATCGTGGGGCGTATAGCCCCCACCAGCGCCGTGACGTAGACCTTCGGTACAAGCGGTTCGCACAATCGTGCTATATGGACAGGTACGGCACCAAAAGCGGTTATGCTTTGTGGATGGCGGAAGTCGGCAAGAACTATTTGTAAGGGGGCGAAGATTTGAAAAGTCAAGATTATTCTAAAATTAGAACCTATTACCACGGAGCTTTGAGCTACGCTTACCGCTGCTCTTACTGCATGCACAGCAACGACGGCACGCCGGGAAAAATTTGCAAGGGATGCGGCAGAATTTTACTTGAAAAGAGCAACAAAGATGAAAGCACAGATTAAACATATAGCTGACGTGGCCTGTATGGGCTCTACAATAGAGTTTACGGTGGTGCTTGATAGTTTGTATAGGCAAGATGTTTTTGAAGTCCTGAACGCGATGCAGGGCGACAAGAAGCCATATACGATAACCATCGAACCTAAAAAAGAAAGAAGAAGTCTTAGGGCTAACAACTATTGTTGGGAATTGTGCCATAAGATTGGGGAAAAGATTAACGCACCGAAAACGGTAGTATATCAGAAAAATATACGTGAGGTTGGTAGTTTCACAACTTTAGAGATGCTTACTTCTTCCGTGCCGCAGTTTTCAACGCGGTGGGGTGGTAATGGCTTGGGCTGGTTGACAGATACTATTGACCAACATGGAGAATATACCAGTCTTATAGCATATTATGGCAGCAGCACTTATACAACAGCTGAGATGTCAAGGCTGATAGACAGTGTTGTATCAGAGGCTAAAAGCGTGGGCGTTGAGACTTTACCGCCTTGGGAGCTGGATATAATCAAAGCGGCATGGAAAGGGAGCTGATAAAGTGGCGGACGTGAAATGGATAAAGATTGCTGTTGATATGTTTGACAACCGCAAGATTAAACAGATTGGCAGCATGCCGGAGGGTGACAGCCTTCTGCTGATATGGGTGCAGCTGCTCTGCCTTGCCGGTAATGTCAACGATGGCGGCTTTATCTATCTGACAAAGGAAATCCCGTATACGGAAGAAATGCTGGCCACGCAGTTTAACAAGCCTATTTCGACTGTAAGGCTTGCGCTGAAGACCTTTGAACAATTCGGCATGATAGAAATCGTCAACAACATGATTTTCCTGTCAAGCTGGGAGAAGTACCAGAGCACAGACAGGCTGGCAACGATAAGAGAAAAAGACAGGGAACGCAAGCGGAGAAAAAGGGAAGCTGAAAAGCTCTTGCCTCAAAATTCCATGGAATGTCCGCGGACGTCCATGGACGTTCCACGCCTAGATATAGAAGGAGATATAGATATAGATAAAGATAAGAATAAGAGTATATCTAAAAAATCTCTCCGCCATAAACACGGCGAATATCAAAACGTGCTGCTGTCTGATGATGATCTGGAGAAGCTGAAGGCTGAATTCCCTGCTGATTGGGACCAGCGTATACAGCGCTTGTCCGAATATATGGCTTCCAGCGGCAAGAGCTATAAAAACCACCTTGCTACTATCCGTAATTGGGCAAGGCGCGACAAACCGGCTGCAAAGTCTGCAGGCGGTGAAGATATGACTGATTTGGACAAATACTTCTAGGATGGTGATAACATGGATGGTTTACTTGAAATTGTGGCGACGGTAGAGCAAAAGACCGCCGCCAACTTGCCAAGAAGTTCAGCCGACTATATGGAAAACGGTCTGCTGTACTGCGGCAAATGCCATACGCCAAAAGAGTTCCGCGGCAATTTCCTTGGCATGGTCAAGGTGGTGCCGTGCCTCTGCCGGTGCAGATCCGAAAAATTGGCGGCAGAAGAACAGCAGCGTAAAGCTGAAAAGCGGCAGGCGCGCATCAGGCAGCATCGCCGTGCCAGTTTTCTTGAAAGCGATATGCAGCATTGGAATTTTGCAGCTGATGACGGTGCGGACCCGCGCATAATGAGAGCTGCTAAAAACTACGTTGGCAATTTCACGCAGCTTCGGGAGCAGGGCAAAGGCCTGCTGCTGTATGGTGGTGTGGGAACCGGCAAGACTTTTGCTGCTGCCTGCATCGCCAATGCCCTGATAGATTCCGGCAGAACCTGCCTGATGACCAACTTTGCGCGGGTGCTGAATACATTGTGGAGCATTGAGGAAAAGCAAACCTATATTGACAGCTTCAATCAGTTCGACCTGCTGGTCCTGGATGATTTGGGAGCCGAACGTCGTAGCGAATACGCTCAGGAGCAGGTGTTCAACGTGATTGATGCACGTTACCGGGCTAAGCTGCCGATGATCATCACAACCAACCTGAGCATCGACGAAATCAAAAAGCCCGACAGCATCGGTAACAGCCGTATCTATGACAGAGTGCTGGAGATGTGCCATCCGGTAGAAGTAACCGGCAAGAGCCGTCGCCGCCAGAAGGTAGCAGCTGATTTCAGAAGCATGAATGAGCTTTTGGGGCTGTAGGGAGGCAGAAAAATGCGGAAAGATTGGAATTCATATGTCGGGCGTAAGTTTGACATGCTTACTGTTGCGGGGGTTATTGCTCCAGCGATGGCGCAAAAGATGCTGAATTTATCTTATAAGCAAACGCATTTCGTCTGCGTGTGTGAATGCGGTGCGGTAAGATATGCTGCTGCCGTAGCTGTTGAGCGTGGATATATAACCAGCTGCGGCAGCGATGAATGCAAAAACAAGATTAAGAAAAGCAAGCGTGCTGCTACCAGAGCAAAAGTAAAAATCGTCGATAAAAAGCCTTTGCTGCCGTTGCTGAAGCCTGAAGAAGAGTGGTCATACAAAGAGGAACGGCAGATACCGGCGATTATTGAACGGCTGAAACCAAAGTGGTTCTGTAAACGCCCTGTTACAGATTGCGCTATTAACCAATTTTGTCATTTGTGCTGCAAAGAGTGCGACCGCAGCTGTCACCATGACGTATGCAGCAACTGTCCGGAGAAATGCGGAAACAGCAGATTGAGGTAGATATCATGGAGTGGAATGAAGAATTAGAGAAAAAACTGAAACGCCGTGGCGAAATCTGGAACGCGGAAAAACTTGCATCACGTCTTATATTAGACGGCCGCCGTGCTCTTGAACACTATACTGCAGATGAAATGCGTGCGAAATTTGAGCCTATAGCAAAGCAGTACAGAAAGAGCGGGCGTATGTGCCTGGCTTATGATGCCTTGATTATGTACTGCAAGGAGCAGGGCTATAAATGGGAGTGGTACCCACCTAGTCCATTGGGAGAGTATTGGTTCGTGCTGCCGAAAGAGGATTTATTTTAGGAGGTGAACAGATGAAACGTAAATGCCAAGTGTGCGGGCAGGAGAATGGCAGCTGTAACCGCTACTACTTCAGTCCTGCTGGCATTATCACCATCTGCCCTGCATGCCTTGCCTTCAGCTGCGACGACAAAGCAAAGATTGCAAGGCGGGCGCATAAAGCCGGCAGACTGGTAAAGGAAGAGGTGAGCAAGAAAAGATGGTAGGCAAATCACCCTGCAGAGGATGCGAAGTAAGAAGAATAGGCTGCCATGCTATCTGCAATGCATTTAGCGAATGGAAAACCGAGCAATACAAATTGCTGGAAGCTAAACGGCAGGCCAACTTGAAAAATTTAGCGACAGCCGGAACTGCCGCAAGACATGAGAAATGGATAAGGGGGCATAAATAATGACTGACAATGTAAACCATCCCAAGCACTACACCCAAGGTGTTGTTGAGTGCATCGACGCGCTGGCGGCGGCCACGATTAACCTGAAAGGCCTGGATGCTGTTTGTACCGCTAATGCCATCAAGTATCTGTGGCGCTGGGGCCAGAAGAATGGCGTTGAGGACCTGAAAAAAGCCCGCTGGTATATCGACAAACTGGTTAAAGAAAATGAAGTCGTTGAGGATGAAACCCAAGCGGAGGAAAAACAGTTCTTTATGACGGCGGTACATTACAATCTGAATATGTGGCGTGATAGCGGTGATGTTGATTATCTGTATAAGGCCATCGCCTATATCAAAGCCCAAATCGGTGTAGAAGAAAAGGAGGCTTAGCCGGAGCTGATGATGGATATATCGTTTACTGAGTTAATCTACAATGCGGCAGGAACCATCTGCCTGGCGCTGGTCATTGTACTGGCGCTGCGTTTGGTGCTGAAAGGAGAGAATTAGAATGAATAGAATTATGCTGTTAGGCCGTTTGACCAAAGATCCCGAAATCAGATATACTCCTAGCGGTGCCTGCGTAGCACAGTTTACGCTGGCTGTTGACCGCCCCTACACTAAAGACGGCAGCCGTGAAGCGGACTTTATCCCTTGCGTAACGTGGGGAAAGACGTCAGAGACAATCGGCAACTACGTGCATAAAGGACAACGTCTGTTGGTAGAAGGCCGCTTGCAAATCCGCAGCTATGATGCCAAAGACGGAAGCAAGCGCTGGGTGACTGAGGTAATCGTCAACCATGCCGAATTCATCGAGCGCAAGGAGCAGACATCACAGCAGCCGGCGCCGCAGAGCATGGAAAGTTTCGGCCAGCAGGTGCCTTTTGACGAAGAGATTCCGTTTTAGGGGGTGTGCAACATGGAAACTAGTGCAGGTGAAGTTTGCGTGTGGTGCGATAAAGAAAAGGCTGTATCGAGCATTTTTGACAACGGCCGACCCGTTTACTGTGAAAAATGCCAGCGTGAGCTGTTAAAAGAATTTGGCACGCCGGAAGCGTTGGCTGAATGGGAAAGGACGCACAAGCAGCAATGAAATACCATAACAAAAAAGTTGAATGTGATGGCATCATCTTTGACAGCGCCAAAGAGAAAAATTACTACTGTGAACTGAAAATACTGCGCATGGCAGGCGAGGTTATAGATTTTGAACGTCAGGTAACGTTCGAGCTGCAGCCTAAATTCATACATGCCGGCAAAACCGAAAGAGCAATCAAGTATATTGCTGATTTTGTCATCAAGTATAAAGATGGGCGTACAGTAGTGGTTGACACTAAGGGCTTTAGAACAAAGGAATATCTGCTGAAGCGTAAAATGCTCCTGTATAAGTATCCGGATATGATTTTTGAAGAAGTCTGAGGAGGGGCAAAAACTTGATAACAAAATATAATCTGCGTAAATGTAAGTATTTAAAATTAGAGATGATTGATTTACAGGACCAAGTGAACGAACTGGTCAGCATGATGACATCGCCAAGAATTTCACAGCTAACAGGAATGCCTGGAGGTGGCAATGGCGGGCGTGACAATACAACCAACACTATTGCAAAGGTTGACGAATTGCGTAGTCTGTATAACGAAAAGTTTGATGCATTGGTAAGTTTGCAGCAGCAAATTGAAAAAGCAATCGAACCTTTATCTGCAGAGGACCAGATGATGCTGAGAATGCATTATTTCAGCAACTACACATGGGAGGAAGTGGCTGTACGTATGGGTATCAACTGGCGCAGCGTACACCGCCGCCATGCAGCCATCTTGGAAAGGCTGGCGCATGATGAAGAAGAAAAGAAAGAAACTGAACCTGAAAATCAATGACTGCTGTGGCAGGCAGCCTAGATGTGCATTTAATAAACAAGGTGTTTTAGGGATTTACTGCCCATGCTGTAAAAGATTTGAGCTGGCGAGAGACGGGGAATTTTTCCTTGAAATGGTTCAAAGATGGAATAAAAAATCGTAAAAATATATGTTGTGACATTGTTTGACAGTATCCGCTGATGATATAATTATAATAAGCGGAGAAGAAAACAAGAGATGCAAGGGAGTGAAGCCCTGCTGCTGTAATGGCGGTGGGGCTTTTACTATGCCGTGGTAAGGGAGATGGCACAGTGATGACGAAAAATGAAATAGTTTTAACAATAGCTGCTGTGCTAGCCTTTGCCGGCGGTTTCGTTCTGCGCGGCGTTCTGCATACCTGCCCGGTGGCTGACACAAAAGTAGTTACCCAGGTCGAATACCGGGACAAGGTGAAAACGGAAATCGCTTATGTGCCTAAAGAAACTGTTATCTACAAGTCTGCTGATGGCAGCACTAAAAGCGAACCGGAAAAAACGGATATTGACGTGAAGCTCAACAAGCCGGTGCTGAATGTTAAGGTTAATGACAAGGCCTTCGTTGTAGCCAAAGCAGAGAATGAACAGTACCTGTTTGACAAGAATAAACTGACGCTGACGCAGACTAGCAGCACGGATATTAATATAAAGATACCGGTAGTTGATAAAACGCGGCGCTGGGGCATTGGTGCTGGTGTTTCTAAAGATGGCGCGGTAGGTGTTATTAACTTCCCGCTGAAAGGCAATGCTGGTGGTTGGGTAGCCGGCAGAGCTGATAACGTCATGGGTGGCGTTATGGTAAGATTTTAAAGATACCCGGGTGCAGGGGCAAGGTTCCCGAATGGGAGTAGATGCAAGTTGCGAATAGGACATTGCAAATATTCGCAGCGCAGCATAGCTGGCGTCAAGAATTCCTTCACCCCCTGCTTTCATATGCGTAGGTGAGCCGAGTAGCGAAGGCAGCGGACTGTAAATCCGTGACGTAAGATACAACGCTGGTGCAATTCCAGCCCTACGCACCAATAAGAATAACGAAAAGCCTGCGGGCGAAGTAGTGAGGGGCAGAAGCTGCGGTGACTGCCCTTATATATTTTCTGCCTTTGCCGGGCGTGGGTTTTTGTAAATTTTTACCACGCCGGAATAGAACACCTTCTTTCCGGACGCAAGGACACCGCACTGCAATGCGGCGCGTCCGGCAAGGGTAGAAGAATTTGAGGTATATCATGGAGCATAGTAAAAAGTATAGGTTAATAGCAAATAAGCTGATACGCACGTTGCCGGAGTTTGCGGATATAAAGGCTGCTAAAGTAAAAATAGCCTATTTATCCAGCCTGGAAGAGAAGAAGCGCAATAAGCGGACGATATTTGCTGATTGTAACTTAGTGAGCGACCGCTACAGCTGGTGTTGCCCCTATGATTTTTTTATTGTGGTTTATGAGCCGAATGTAGTTGGCTTTAGCGAAAAGCAGCTGGAAATATTATTAAGGCATGAGCTGCATCATGTGGGGATTGATTTTGAGAAAGACGAAACAGGCTTCTACGTTGTGCCGCATGATGTGGAAGAATTTTGGGATATTATTGATGATGTGGGATTAAGGTGGTGTGAGATGGATGCCTACAAAGAAACAACTGGATAATTTAAAACCGGTAAGAAGCAAGAGCGAAGCAAGAGAACGAGGGAGAAAAGGTGGTCAGGCATCAGGTGAAGCACGCCGCCGATTGAAGTCGTTCCGCGAGCTGGACGCTGACTTCACGACCGACGATGAGCGCAAGGAGATGCTGGACGCGCTGAAGCTGAAGGCTAAGCGTGGCAACATCAAGGCTTTTGAAATTTATCGCGATACTGTAGGCCTGAAGCCAAAAGAAAATGTGGAAATCTCCGGTGAGCTTGCCAATCCGTTCGCAGGGCTGACGGATGCAGAACTGAAAAAGCTGGCTGGTATGGATGGATAAGCAGCTTATAACATTGGGAGCAAAGATAGAACTTGCAAGACGCAGGTTCTTTTTTTACGCCCAGCTGAAGAACCCGGACTTCTACCGAAGCGACCGCAAGTACCTGCAGGAGCTGTGCGATACCTTGCAATGGTTCTTGACCTCAGACAAGAAGATACTTGTGCTGAACATGCCTCCGCGTCATGGCAAAAGCTACACGGCCAGCAATTTCGTGGAATGGGCGCTAGGCAGGGATAACACCTTGCAGGTCATGATTGGCTCTTATAATGAAACACTGTCGACGCGCTTCAGTAAGAACGTGCGTGACAGCATCAGTGAGGCTAAGGCGGATATTTATAAGCCGGTCTATAGTGATGTATTCCCCGCCACCAAAATTAAGCGTGGCGACGGCGCTATGAACCTGTGGAGCCTTGAAGGGCAGCAGACAAGTTACCTTGCTACATCGCCAACCGGTACGGCAACAGGCTTCGGCTGCAGGCTGATGATCATAGACGATTTAATCAAGAACGCGGAAGAAGCCTATAACGAAAATGTTAAGGAAAAGCATTGGGACTGGTTCACCAATACTATGCTGTCACGTGGCGAGGGCAATTATAAAATCATCGTCATTATGACGCGTTGGGCTAGTGATGATTTGGCAGGCAAGGTGCTGGAATATTATCCGGCAGAAAAAATCGTGCATATCAACATGAAGGCAGTGCAGGATGACGGCAGCATGCTGTGTGATGGCGTGCTGGATGCTGAAAGCTGCATGGAGAAGAAGCAACTCATGGGGCTTGATATTTGGAGTGCCAACTACCAACAGGAGCCGATAGACATCAAGGGCAGGCTGTACAGCAGCTTCAAGACCTATGACGGCGCGCTGCCTGCCTTCAAGCAGATTCGTGCTTATACGGATACAGCTGATACCGGCGCCGATTACCTTTGCTGCATTATTTATGGACGTACCTTCGCGGATGAAGCGTATGTGCTTGATGTTTTGTACACAAAGGCGCCTATGGAAGTTACTGAACCGGCAACGGCGAAGGCGCTAGAACGCAACAGCACGAATGTGGCACGCTTCGAAAGCAACAATGGCGGGCGTGGATTCGCCAGGAACGTGAAGAAGCTGCTGCATAGCAACCATACAACCATTGAAACCTTTACGCAGCATAAGAACAAGGCTGCAAGAATCTTGTCTAATGCTACGTGGTGTATGGAGCATATTTATTTTCCAAGCGATTGGAAGAACCGCTGGCCGGAGTTTTATGCGGCGCTGAGCAAGTACCAGAAGGAAGGCAAGAACACACACGATGATGCTCCTGATGCTTTGACAGGCGTATGCGAGGATATTGTGGAGGTGGCAAGGCCTAAACCGATGCGTGTCAACTATTAGAGAGGTGAAAAAATGCGTAATGATAAACATGGATTATACAAAATGCTGGAAGATGGCTATGAAGGCTGCGGAGGCTTTCTTGACGGCAGCTATTTAACCCAGCACCCGCGTGAGGATGCAGGAAAGTACGGCATGAGGCGCGAGCTGGCGTACTACCTTAACTATCTGGCACCCTGCGTTAATGCTCATGTAGCGCCAATCTTCAAAACACTGGCTGTGCGTGACTGGAGCGGCGCAGGCTCGGAGCTGTGGGAAACCTTCAGCAAGGACGTTGACTTCTTGGGCACCAGCATCCAGAACCTTATGAAGCAGGCTGCCTGCAGTGCGAAGCTGCAGGGCGTTGCTTATATCGTTATGGATAAGGCGCAGGGCGATACAGAGGATATGCGCGTGGCAGACCTGGAAGCAGATCGCAACAACCTGCCCTATGCTTTTGTGGTTAACCTCAACGCCGTCAAAGAAATTTGTCAGGATAAGCTGGGACGTATCACAAAGTTCGTTTTCGTGGAGCCGGATGCATTCCAGGAACAGACGATGGCAACACGCACACTGACGGCAGAAGGCTGGGAGCTTATCGACAGCAAAGGCAAGCACAGCGGAACCTGGAATCTTGGGCGCGTGCCGGTTGTCCCTCTGGTTAGCAAAGTGAGGAATAGTCACAATCCTTTCCCGCCTAGTGAATTCCTTAGCGTAGCAAAAACGAACCTTGCTATCTACAATATGTGCAGCTGGTTGGCTGATATCCTGGTCAATCAGACCTTCAGTGTTCTGTGTTACCCTTCGAGCGACCCGGACAGCATCACCATTGGTACCAATAATGCGTTAGGATATCCTCCGGAGAGCAGCCACGCTCCTGCGTTCATCGCTCCGCCTGATGGTCCTGCAACGGTGTTGGCAGCGCAGATTGCTACACTGCAGCAGGAGATTTACCGCATGGCAGTTGTGGTCAACGTTACCGGTTCCGCCAAGCAGCAGAGCGGGCAGGCGAAAGCGTGGGATTATGAGGCAACCAATCAGATCTTATCCGATTTTGCAGACCTCGTGGAAGCAGCGGAAGAGAAGCTGGCAAGGCTGTTCAGTATCTGGACCGGTGTGCCGCTGGAATACAGTGTGAACTACCCGAATGACTTCAAAATCAGTGAGGTTGAGCAGGAGCTTGCTAATGCTGAAATTGCTAAAGGCTTGAACTTTGGCGATGAATTTAACATGGAAGTCTTCAAGCGTGTGCTTACCAGCTATCTGCCGGAGCTTAAGGCTGATGACTTTGACGCACTGGTGAAGACCTACGAAGAGCACTTGGAGCAAGAAAAGCTGGATTATAGCCATGCTTTTGGTAATAATGGCGGTGGCGATGATGACGATGACGGACAGGCTGGCGCAGCTGATTAACAAACTGAATAAGAGCTGGCGTAAGGATGCTAAAAAAGCGGTAGCTTACTTACAAAGGCTGATTGCTAGTGGCATGAAGTTTGAAGAGGCACTGGATAATGTGCAGCGCCACTATGGTAAGCTGTTTACGCTACCGGAACTGAAGCCTGCGCTTGTAGAGGTTGCAGCTTATGCTTATGGTATTGTTCCGACTATGCTGACTAAAGCGCAAGTAGAAAGCATGGGTGAAGAGCTGGCCGATAAGTGGGATGAAAGCGGCATGACGCTATCTGAAAAACTGCATGGCGTAGGCGTGAAGATGCGCGGTGCCATTGTAAGCACACTGCAAGAACAGATGCGCCGGAACAAGACCTGGACTGAGGCTGCAAGGGCGTTGTATGACGGTTATGGCGACGATGGCCAGAACGTATATAACGGTGGCAAGGATATTATCAGCAGGCAGGACCTGCCAAAATATCTGCAGAAGGTAAGGGTGGCTACAGGCAATGACCTGCAGGCATTGGCCGAACAAAGGCAGGCCATTGACAACATCAATCGTCTGGCCAAAAATGGTGCACCTAACAAGGCACTGCAGGCAGCCTATAATAAATTGCTGGAAGCAGTGCAGAAAGGCAATGAAAAGGCTATTGAAAAGGCCGTGGAAGTTGCTGTCAACGAAAAATCCCGCTATGTTGCCGAACGTATAACCAGAACCGAGATGGCGAGGGCATGGGCTGATGGTTTTATAGCTAAGATGCAAAAAGACGCTGATATTGTGGCTGTGAAATTCAAATTAAGCAGCCGTCACCCTGTTTTCGATATCTGCGATATGTACGCCAAAGCTGACATGTATGGCTTGGGTGCAGGCATATATCCCAAGGATAAGCTGCCGCCTTTGCCGGTACACCCGCATTGCTTATGCCGGTACGTGGAAGTCATTGAAGGCGAAGTTGATATGCAGCAGCAACGCGACCAGGTGCGGGAGGCAGGCGATAAATGGCTGAATAGCTTGCCGGAGTCACGCAGGGCGCAGGTGCTGGGGCGTGACGGTTTGAAGGCGTGGAAAGATGGTGAAGACTGGCGCAAGTATATGCGTGGTTATGCTGGACTGCGGGAAGCGGAGAGCAGGCTGAGTGATTTGTCGGCAGGTGCTATATCTGGCGCTTTGAATGATAAGAACGACCCAGATTATACTAGACGTTATGAGCATGCGGAAAAATATTATGAAGCACGTCGCAAGAATGGTATACATGCTTTTGTTAATAAAATACACAAAAATACAGGGTATCCTAAAAAGCGTCTGGAAAGCATTTTTAAACATGTATTTATTAATGAGTACGATTTAGCTGATGGACATCATCGTTTTTATCCGAACTTTGAAATGTCACAATCTTTTCAAAGACTTTTGGAAGGTAAAAATATTCAAGAACATGATGTATTGATGCTTAAACATGAACATTTAGAATTTGCTATTATGAAAAAAATAGGGTATAATTACGATGAAGCACATGATTTAACCAATACGAAATATAATTACTCACTAGCTGAAAGGTACTGGAGAGAAAAAAATGTTGACGCTTGAATTATTAAAATTAACAGATGAATACGTACAATACAAGTTTTTCCCCGAAGATGATAAAAGTAATTTTGGTATTGTACAGGTTGATGTTAAAGAGCCTGCAAAGCGTTTTGTTGTACAAGATGCCAAGAATGTTTCTGGAATGTATAAAGGGATGGCAATGGTCAGGGTTAGCTTGCTTGTAAAAAATGGTGAGTTCCCGCAGACTAGCGCTTGTGCTTGGTGTTGACGATTTAGAAAGATAAATATAGGTTTACAAGCAGATTTTGAGCGAAAACTCAGAGTCTGCTTTTTCATTGGGGATGTAATAATTTAACATCGTTAATCAAGCACGTGTAACAGCGTGCTTTTTTATTGCCCAGGAGAGGGCACAATATAGGGCGGAGGCCCATGATATGGAGGTATCAGAAATGGAAATGAAACAGGTTTACGAAGCACTGGAAAAAGTTGAGAACGGTGCTGACCTCATCGCTGCTATCAAGGGCGAAATCAACACTCTCAACAACGAGGCTAAGAAGCACCGCACGGCAGGAGAGCAGAGTGCGACAAAGCTGAAAAGCATCTTGGAGGCTATTGGTTTGGCAGATGGCGACGATGTGGTAGACAAAGCCAAGGGACTTAAGACTACATTAGACCAATTTGCCCAGGGCGGCAAAAAGCCTGATGAGGTCGCAAAGCAGATTACTGACTTAACCGCGCAGGTTGGCAAGGTCACTAAGCAGCTGGCTGAGATGACCGAAACCGCTAAGGCCGAAAAGACCAAGCGTCTTGATGGCATGAAGATGGCTAAGGCTGTAGAGCTGCTGACCAAGGGCAATGCTGCGAGCCCGCAGAACATGGCTAAGCTGCTGGAAGGCAGTATCGTTGTCAAAGATGATGAAAGCCTTGCCTATACCGGTACTGATGGCAAAGAAATCAGCCTGGAAGATGGTGTTAATGGCTGGCTGAAGGAGAACAGCTGGGCAGTTAAGGCCAATGGCGCAGGCGGTGGCGGCAGCAATGGCGGTGGCGGTGGTTCTGATGATCCGTTCCTCAATGGCTTTAATTCTTAATGACGAAAGAGAGGATTTTTTATTATGGCTATCAATTTAGCGGAAAAGTATTCTACCAAGATTGACGAAAAATTTAAGCTAGGCGCAGTGACTACCCCGGCAGTAAACAATGACTACAGTTTCGAGGGCGTGAAGACTGTAAAGGTTTATTCCATCCCGACCACTGCACTGGGGGACTACACTCGTTCCGGTGCGAACCGTTATGGCACTCCGAAAGAGCTGGAGGACAGCTTGCAGGAGCTGACGCTTACCCGTGACCGTGCATTTACCTTCACCATTGACAAAGGCAATTTAACCGACCAGCTGATGCTGAAAGAAGCAGGCAAGGCATTGGCTCGTCAGATTGATGAGCAGGTTATTCCTGAGATTGACATTTACCGCCTGAGCAAGATTGCTGCAGGTGCAGGTACAACCTCTACCGCTGCGGCCATCACCGAGAAAAATGCATATTCCGCATTGCTTGATGGTCAAGTTGCGCTGACCGATGCAAAAGCACCGCTGGGAGGCCGCATTGCATATGTTACCCCTGCATTTTATAAGGCCATCAAACTGGATTCTACCTTCGTGAAGGCATCCGACATTGCGCAGGACATGCTTGTTAAAGGTCAGGTCGGCATGGTGGATGGTGTGGCAATTATTGTCGTACCCAGCTCTTATATGCCTACCAACACTGATTTTATTATCACCCATCCAGTTGCATGCTGTGCGCCCATCAAACTTGCGGAGTACAAGATTCACGATAACCCGCCTGGCATCAATGGTGCATTGGTTGAAGGCCGCATTTACTATGATGCATTCATCCTGGCCAACAAAGCAGTGGCAATTTACAAACACATTCACGAATAAGGAGGGACAGCTTTATGTGGTTAACTAACGGCAAAGAAACTTTAGAGCTGAAGAATGATGTTCAGATTGCAGCGTTCAAAGGCAGCGGCTATAAAGAGTGCAAAGCACCGAAAAAGCGTGCCGACAAGGCCAGTGAAGAGCCCGTGAAGAAAGAGCCTGCACAGGAAGAGTCCGTGAAAGATGAAGCTGAAGCTTGACTGTGACCTTGAAAAATTAGTCAAGGCATTTGAAGCAGCGCCGGAAAAGGTTCGGCAGATGGTTCGAGTTCAAATGAAGATGGCCGCACGTGACATTAAAGAGCATGCGGCCACTCATCATAGATACAAAACAAGGTCGGGCAATATGGAACGCTCGGGTGTAGAAACTGCGGTGGAAGATTCACGGGCAGAAATATTCCTGTCCCCAGCAGTCCCCTACGGCGTATTCCTGCATGAAGGTACGAAGGCGCATAACATAGTGCCACGAAGTAAGCAGGCTTTAAGATGGGTGAATGGTAACGAGTTCATCTTTGCAAAAAAGGTGCGACACCCTGGCATAAAGGCCGACCCGTTTTTGTATTCGGCCGCAGAAAAGGAACTGCCAAAGATAGAAAAGCGCTTTCAGATAGCACTTGATAATTTAGCGGAGGGCTTGTAGTGGAGATTATTACACTTGATAACATTGCCGACAGGGTTTTGCTTGTCACGCAAGAAGATGTTGACGAAGCGAATGCATATCTGGAGAGCATAGCGGCGCGCTACGGCGTTGCACAGATACAACAGCCTATAAGTCATAATGTGAAGCGTTTGGGCGTTGCCTACGCCTGTTATGTGCGTGCTGTGGCCAGTGTTGGCACAGATGCGAGCGTGACATTTGACGGAAGCAGGCATGATGATGTATTTGCACAGAAGGCCGAACTGTATGGCAAGGAAGTAAAGATGTTGGCTGGCATGATTAACGCAAATGATTTTACGGGTGCAGGTGGTACTAGCCGTGCTACCATTAGCCTTATGAGAGGTTAACCGATGAGCAGAGCGAGAGAAGTTACAAATGCACTTGCTGACATTATCAAGGAAGCAGTGCCGGGCGTAAAGTGGAACGTTAATATCGTAGGTGCTGCTGCTGGCAAAGGTGTTGAGGGTACAATTTCTTGCGATGAGGTTACCTTTGAGCAGGATGCGTATGATGTATGCACAGCAACGGCAGTTTATAGCATTTATGTGTTGGATATTAACGGAATAACTGATATTGATGATTTGAGCGACACCCTGTTTGAGGTGTTGCATAATAACGATTTAGGTGGCATGATTGACAACGGCTTAGTCAAGCGTATTGTGTTTGGGGCAGTGGCCAACAATACAAAGGCGGTAGCGATGCTGTTGGAATATCAAGTCGAATATGATATGGAGGTATAACATGGTGGCTGTACGACCTAAGATGAAAAGTACCAGCGAAAAGCTGTTAGGCAAGAATGTGCTTGTGTTCCTCAATTATGGAGAGGCTGCAAGCGAAGAAAGCCCGAAGTGGACGTTGATTGGTGGCCAGCGTAGCGCAGATTATAGCGCAAGCGCTGAAGAAATTGACCTGACCGACAAGACCAGCGGTGGTTATGGTGATGCAGAAGCAGGCGTGAAGAGTACCGAGCTTACTGTAGAGCTGATTGTAAAGCCTACCGAGCCAGCAGTGAAAGAGTTATGGGCAGCGTTTGAAGCTGACGAGCCTGTACACCTGTTGAGATGGAGCAAGAACGGCAGAAGTATTATAAACTGGTATAGTATCACTAGCATGGAAGAAACTGCAGCTCATGATGATGCAGCGGTTCTGAGCGTCACTTTGAAGGGCAAGGGTGCTCCGAAGACGCAGGATGCAATGGAAGACCCGAGAGGCTAATGGTGGGGGCGGTATATTTTTATACTGCCCTTTTATTTTTTAGGAGGAATGACAAATGATTAAAAAGAGCGTAAATATTAACATTGGCGGAGAAGAGCGAGAAGCAAAATTCACGATTGGAGCATTGGAAGAGCTGGAGGCAATGTTGCCGAGCCATAATGTTTTTTCTTTGATGCAGAAAGAGCAATGGAGCGTCACTGAAATTATTGCCTGCCTGTATTGCTCGTTGAAGGTGTATGAAAGAGGCATCAGCCGCAACAAGCTGGATAGCTGGATTGCGGATTATTGTGCCGAGGTAGAAAACGGCATGATTGACCTGCGACTGAGAATGTTGGCGGCGTTGGGTATTTGTGGCCTGGTAGTGAGTGACAGAGGCCCGTTCGATGAGATTTTGACTGCTCTGGAAGATAAGGAAGAAGAAGCCGAGGGGAAGTAATTTCTTTTTCAGAGTGGCTTTCTAAAGTAGAATGGATTTTCTACGCCATTCTGAAAAAGACTCCCGAAGAATGTGCATACATGACGCCGACAGATGTTATAAACATCTGGAATGGGTACAGGTGGAGACGGCAACAGCAGGAAAATATGCTGGCCGCATTGGTGACGGTGTATATTGCGAATTATGCTGGCAAGTCCTCAAAAAAGACTTTGAAGTTAAAAGATATATTCAGTGATGGGCGATTTGACGGGCGAATAACCGATGATGATCGTGCATTTCTTGACGAGTTATATGGAGGGGGTGAGAGCGATGGCTAAGCAAGTTAAAGTTGAGATTACCGCAGACAGTTCGAGATTCGAGCAGACCATGCAGGGCGCAGCAAAAGCTACGAGCGATGCAGGGGCGAAGATTGACAACACAGGCAACAAGGCCAGCAACGCAGGCAAGAAGTTTGATGATATGGCTAACAGGGTAAAGGACAGCGCAACAAAGGTCAACACTGCATGCGGCAAGGCAAGCAAGGCGCTTGACAGCGTGAACAAGTCCATAAATGCTATTGGAGCTGTGCAGGTGGGCAATTTTATTGCTGATATTGCCAAGGGAAGTGTCAGCATGGGCGTATCTTGCATCAAGGCGTCAGCACAAATGCGTCAATACGAGATAGCATTTCAGACAATGCTTAAGAGTGCCAGCAAGGGCACGCAGATGATGAAAGACCTGCAGAAGTTTGCGGCTGATACTCCGTTTGACGTTCCTGGTGTTGTACAGGCAGGCCAGCAACTGATGGCGTTTGGCTTCACGGCGAAAGAGATTATCCCTACCCTGCGCACGTTGGGTGATGCTGCATCCGGTTTAGGCAAGGGAACTGCAGGTGTTCAGCAGATAGCCTATGCAATGGGACAGATTAGGACTAGCGGCACACTTAAGACGCAAGACATTATGCAGCTCACTAATGCCGGAATTGATGCTTGGGGAATGTTGGCCGAAGCATCCGGCAAGAGCATCTTAGAAATTAAAGAGATGACAGAGCGTGGCATGATTGACAGCTTGACGGCCGTAAAGGTTTTGACCGACGGCATGAATGATACTTATGGTGGTATGATGGCCAAAACTGCTGAAGAGATTACAGGCCTTTGCGCCAACATTGAAGAAACAGTAGGCATTACTGCGGCTGTGATTGGCGATTATCTTGTAGATGGGTTTGATATTAAGGCGGTTTTAAAGAGTGTAGGCACAGAGCTGGGCAATTTCACACAGGCCTTGCAGGCTGGCAGGGATGCAGGAAAGAGCTTTACAGATGTTATCAAGGACAGCGTTCCTCCCGCCCTTGTAGCAAGCATTGCGGCGGTTGGTACAGTGTTAGGTACTGTGCTTGTCGGTGGATTGATTGCTGCAGCTGCAGCAATGGCAACGTTTATCGGTGTGAGCCTCCCCGTTATTGGTGCGTTGGGATTGGTGGGAGCTGCCATTGGTGTTGTTGTTGTGTATTGGGACGAGTTAGTACAGGCCGTAAAAATAGCGGTAAACATAGTCCTGCAGGCTGTTATAAAGATGGCCGAAGGCATTGTGATGCTGATTCATGCAATGGCAGACGGAGCTGTTGAGATGGTCGGCGATATGTTTAATAAGTTCGCAGGATACTGCCCTGAGTGGGTGAACGATTTGAGAGCATGGCTGAATAATGCTTTGAAGTATTTTAGGGATTTTGCACAGAAGGCTTGTGATTTCCTCAGCAAAGTGTTTAAGACCGCGCCGAAACAGGTGCAGGGCAAGACAATCGCCCCAACAGAAGAAGCCCCAGCACCGAAGAAGCCGAAAGGCACTGTAAATTTATCGGGGTTAGCAGTCCCGAAGGTAGGTTCTGTAGGTAGTGGAGGCAGCGGCGGCAGTAGAGGTTTCGGCCAGCTCGAAAGTGAAGTCAACAGAGTTTCGGAAGCTTTGACCAGAGCAGGCAAGGCAACAAAGGACTTGCAAGAGAACTTCGACAAGATGAGCTTAGACATAGCGACTGCAGGCCTAAAGGGCAGCGACCAAGTCTTTGCGAAGATTGACCAAGAGAAGCAGGCAAGGATGAAGGCTGTTGACGAGATGTTGAGCAAGCAGCTGCAGGCGGTGCAGGAAGCAGAGGCGTTGAGAGCAAGCGCAGAGCGTACAGGCAATGCGGAAAGCATAGCCAAAGCAAAAGCATTGTACGATGAGCGAAATGCGTTATATGCGGCAAGCCTTGCTCAAGAGCAGGCATTGAAAGATGCTATCGACCAGCAGGCATATGAAAAGAGCATCAGCCTTGAAACAGCACTGCAGGCAGTGAAGGCCGATATGAATGCTGCATTCAATGAGCAGGAACGGGAAAAGTTCCTGGAATATCTCGATTCTGAGCAGGAGGCAAAAATGGTTGCCCTTCAGCAGGAACAGGAGCTACGGCAACAGTTACTTGATTGGCGTATGGAGAGCCAGCAAAACATGCTTGACTTTGAACTGCAGGCAGGCGAGACAATTAAGAATCAGCTTGCAAGTGGCATTGCTAATGTTATCACGGAGGGTGGCAAACTGTCCGATGTGTTCAAGGACATCACGAAAAGCATTGTCAATATGTTTATACAGTTCATGATTAAGAAGCAGGCAGCGGCTGCGTTGGAAAAGTTGCTGGGCAAGAAGCAAGCCGGTGAGAACGCGGCCAACAGTGCGAAAGAAGCATCAGCGGCTGTTCCTGCAGCGACACAAAAGAGTATTGCTGAATTAGGCCCGATAGCAGGACCTCCGGCGTATGCAGCGGCGACTACGACAATGAACGCAATCGGCATGGGGAGTATCACAGGTGGCAACATCATGCAGAAGGCGAATGGTGGCCCCGTGTTTGGTGCAGGCACAGGCACAAGCGATAGCATCCCTGCAATGCTTAGCAATGGCGAATATGTTATCAATGCTAAGGCTGTACGCAGGCTAGGACTGCCCTTGCTGAATGCTTTGAATAATGGTTATGCCATTGGTGGAGCGGTAAGCAGCGGTGGCGGTGGCGGCGGTACAGTGGTTGAGTTTAACAACTACGGCGACATTAACAATGGCACTGACTATGACGGATTGATGGCAGATTTTGAATATACACTTGCGATGGGAATGCGGGGGTGATTTTATGAGAGCAAAATATAACGATAGGGTGACCTATCCGCTTATTATCAATGGCCAGCAGCTCCCATACAGGTATAGCTTAGAATCATGCGCTGATTTGACAGTAAGAGCAACAGCTTCAAAACGTGGATACAGCCACGGCTCGACAATCACAGGTGACGGCTATATAGACGGCAAAAAGATTAAGCTGAGCTTTTTAATCAGTGGAACGAATCAAGCTGATTATGATTGGCGGCTGAATGAATTGCTAAGGCTGTTTTACCAACAGGACTACACCTTGTCTGTGGGCAATGGCTTTTATAATGTATCCTGCATGGCATCCAGCAAAGCAAAATGGATTAAAGGCTATCAAGGGTTAAGAGCTGATGTTGATATTACGTTATTGCTGGCTGACCCGTTTAGGTATGCAGACAGCGAAAGTAGCAAGGCAGGATATATCTTGCCTGATGAGGGAACAACAGTAACAATTATTAACGCAGGTTCTGTAGATACACCATTGAGCGTTGCTTTAGTTCCTCGCACCGGAATGACAATGGCTGATGTGACGTTCAGACACATTGAGAGTGGCAAGACGATGCGTGTGGCTGACACATTGCTCACGAATCCTGCAGTATTGACTATAGACACCAAAGCAGGAATAGTGCGGCGTGATGCAAACAATGCTATCAATGCTTTCAGTGGCCATTTTTTGACTGCAAAGCCTGGGACGAATACCTATGAGATTAAAGGCAGCGAGGGCAAGGTGGTTATCAAATGGCGTAATAGGTGGTTAGCATGAGCAACATTATTTTCGGATCAAGTTTATACGGCTCGTTTATATGGGGCACAGGGCAAAAAAAGAAAGGCGGAGGCGGAACAGGTGGCGATGATTATGGCGATATTAGTTATATTCCTGGTGCTGTTCAAGTTGTGTTTTTCAATAAAGACGGCACAAAGACCGCTATATTTTCCAACGGCACCGAAAATAATCCGTTCTCGCAGCTGCAGTTTGAGCTTGCGAAGAATGGCTGTGGAAGCTGCACGATTACGTTTAAGCAGTTCCCTGCGTTTACGGAAATCATGTATGGTCAACGTGTAGATATTTATTTGTTCGGTGATAAGCGGCCTTGGTACAGTGGGCAGGTTTTGACACGCCCCGACAGTGGTGGCACTGCTACAGATTTTAAAATCACTTGCTACGGCTTTTTTGATAAGCTCGGCAAGGTGCTGATATTTGCCGAATACACTAACAGAGAAATAGCTGACATTGTGAGAGAGATTTGCAGGCTCGTTGAGCGAAAAACAGGCATCGTGTTTAACGGCAGCAAGATTTACAATGTCGGTTACCGCATAAGCAAGATTGTTTTCGATGGTGTGAGCGCTAAAGAAGCATTAGAGCAGCTTTCCGAATTTGCGACTGATTATGTTTACGGCGTAGATGAATACCACGAATTTTATTTCAAGCCACGTACTGACGAGATAAACGAAGAGGCCCGCTTTTGGGTAGGGGCGCATTTGAACAGTTTCCTGCCCGACCAAGATATAAGCAAGATAGTGAATTACGCTCGCATCAAGGGTGCAAGTGTGGACGAAGCAGGCGAGAGCTGGCTTGCAACAGTAGAGGATAAGCAAAGCCAAGAGCAATACGGCGTGTCTGAAGCAGTGTGGACGTTACCAACAGCATACACAGCAGCGGATGCAGAACGTTGGGGACAGTCAGAGCTTGACAAGCTGAAAGAGCCTAAGCTGTCCGCTAAGGTGGGAGGTGTAGAGCTTAACTACCCGAAGCCTGATGGTGTGTTCTGGGTACGTAGGCTGTCCGTAGATGGTCAGGCATTGATTACAGATACAGACGGCAAGACTCGTAAATATCCAATCACCAAGCTGAAATACACTGTCAGCGGTGACAAGGGCATTACGTGTGATATGGAGCTTGGAGAGCCTCCGACACCTCCCATCAGCAAGTATTTGCTGGATATTGAGCGCAATGCACGTAACAATGAATTGCTGCAGCAGGCAACAAATAAAACAGGAAAGGTGGCAAGTAAATGAGCGAACCTAGTAATATTAGAATCAATCCGTTTGTAGGTGACGGAGGAACAACAACCTACATCAATTTGACGGAAACGCATATCATTCCTAGTGTATCGCCCTATGTTATAAGGTTGAACGAGGTTCCCGAGAAGCAAGACCCGAGCAACATCCGAGCAGTATGGGTAGACAGCACAACAGGTGCAGTCACAGCATCAGCATTGACCGAGGTTGCGGCAACTCCTGCAGCGGGGGAGTTCCGCCCCGATTATGCAACCAAAGCAGACGGCAACGATAATTGGAACACAGGGCTGATAGAGTTTTCTGCCGTTGATGCTGGCAAGATTGTGCAGATTAGCTATACAGGCATGGGCACGTTGGCTGCGGTGCAGTCCAATAAATACCCTAGCTGGTACACTGACAGAGGCGATGGCAGTGATGGAGATTTTATTCCGGAAGCAGATTGCACTATTGGCGGCGTGAAGAATTATAAAAGGGTATTTATCAAAGCTGGCGTGACTGTAAGCGTCAATCAGCAATTAGTTATCAAAGCAACAGGCAGTGTTGTTATAGCAGGCACTATTAACGGCAACGGCAGTCCTGGTGCGAACGGCAAAGGTGGCGCAGGTGGTGCACCGGGCGGCGATGGCGGTTATAGCTACGATGATACCGAGAACGATTCCCGTTATGAATTATCTGTTCAAAACGGTGGATATGGCACAGGTGGCGGTAATGGTGGCGCAGGTGGGAAGTACAATAACAAAAACGCTCCGGCTGGAGGCGCTGGAGGTGCATCACTTAAAGGCATCGCTTTTTATGCTGGCAACGGTGGCGGTGGTGGTGGCGGTATGTCGATTTATGACTCAGGCGTTGGCGGTGGTGGCGGCGGTGGCTATGGCATAACCGTTATAGCTGCAGAAGTAACGATAAATGGTAGCGTTACTGCGAATGGCGGTGCTGGAGAATCTCGCACGTCATTGTATGAGCCTGGTGGTGGCGGTGGTGGCGGCGGCAGCATTAGCATTGTTGCCGATGTCGTTATTAAGAGCGGTGGCTTTACTGCCAACGGCGGAAGTGGTGGCACTGCTGGGTCGCGTGCTACCGCTGGTGCTGACGGCGAGGCTGGTACAATTACCATCAAACAACTGGGGGCGTTATAAATGATTTGCGTAGTCGATAAAAACAATAAAATTATTAACATTATCAACGCAGACAGTCCGACAAGAGAAAACGAGCGCATTTGCTATCCATGGAATAGTCTGTGGGAGCAGTATACCGATGTAGAGCCGTTGGAGTATGCAAAGCAGCGCAAGCTGTCAGAGGTTAGCAGGTGGACGGCAAGCAACATTACAGGCGGCTTTGTCAGCAGTGCCAGCGGCGAGTCTGTACGCTATGACAGCGACAAAGAGACGCAACTTACGATGCAAGGCATTGCCTTGAATGTAGAAACGCCATTGTTTGCAAAGAAGTATCCCAACGGCTGCCCAGTGCGTGGCATTGCTGAAAGTAAGAACAGCAAGGAAGTGTTTTGGCTGAAGCCGTCACAGGTTATGCAGTGGATGGCGGACTTGTCGATGCATATAGGCAGATGCAAGCAAGCAGGATGGGCGAAACAGGCTGAAGTAGATGCTTGCAAGAGTGTTGGCGAGGTGAACGCCATAACTTTGGGAGGTGACGAGAGTGTTCCGAGTGAATGATAATAACATCAGCTTAATCCGAGGCGACAGTGGACAATTTGATAACGTATAATAAGTTGCGCAAATTCAATTCAAAAAGATAGACATAGAGAC